CCTTCCATGGCCTCGGCGGGGATCGCACGACCCTTCGCCAAAACCGCCGCATGGAACTCACCTGCGATTTCCGCGAGGTTGGAAGAGATAAGTTCGCGCTGGTCGTCTGTTAGCGGGGTGCCGGGTGCGCCCATCGCCTTGTATTTGCCGACGGAAAAGACCTCGACCTTGATGCCCGCCTTGTCGAGGGCCGCACTGTTGTCGAGCACAGCCTGAACAACGCCGATAGATCCGACTTGCGCGGATGGCGTGGCGTAGATGGCGCGTGCCTGGCTTGCCACCCAGTAGGCGGCGGAGCACATGAGGCCGGACGAGAAAGCATAGACCGGCTTTTTCTTGTCGAGGGCGGCGACGGCGTTCGCCAGTTCCGGGGTGCCGGCCACGGTGCCGCCCGGGGAGTCGATGTTGAGAAACACCGCCTTGATGTCATCGCGTCCCGCCGCTTCGCGAATCGCCTCGCCAATGTCCTCGGAGCTGGTTGCACCGAAGAAAATTCGGGCGAACAAATCTGGCTTGCGAAGAATCGGGCCTTCGATGGCAACTACGCCGATGCCATCCTCGACAGAAAGCAGTGGACTTTCGGATGCGAGCTTCGGAAGCATTCCGCCGCGATCCACCAGCCCCCGCAGGGAAGCGGCCATGGATTGCAGGGCATCGGGTTGGATCAACCATTCACGGGTTTGCAGGAGCGGATTCACTCCCCGTCAGTGGTGTCAACGAGCCACCCGACGGCTTCCAAAGCATCTCGACTGGCACGCCATGTTTTTCGGCGGTTTCGAGAATGAGCTTCGCATCACTGGCGCGGCGTTCGATTTCTTCGCCGAAGTCGGCACCGAGTTCCTGGAAGTGGTCTGATAGAGTCTTGAGTCCCATCTCCACGTCGGCGCGGTTCTGTTGCGCTTCGCGTCCGGCGTCCACGGTCACACGCTTCGGAGGAACCGACGAAATCTTCCACCATCCTTCGATGGCTGGCAGGATTCCCCGGCTGATTGCGTCGCCAATCACATAGGTCCACACCGGGCGGATCAGTCGGCGTTCGAGAATCATCTGGCGGAATGAAAACCGACGGTCGGCCTTGGCGACGATCAATCGAACGCCAGCACCACCGATCTTGCTCGAATCCGCTGCGAACTCGAAAGGGATCATGCCGAGCGCGGAGTCACGCCGCAGGTGTTCGAGAAAGCCGGTGAATGTCGGGCTGGGTCGGTTGGATTGGAAGCTGTCGAGTGATTCGTCGGGTTTGAGTGCAACCAACTTGCCGCCGACGATCTTTTGGAGCGAAACCGGATCGCTAGGTTCGCTCGCGCCTGTTCCCGCTCCGACCACGAAGTCACCGTTGTCGTCCAGTTCGCCGCGTGCCGTTTTGAGGATGCGCGACACGTCAGCATTGTCTTTGACGGCGTGCTTCTCCAGGGCAAGCAACTCCATTTCATCAAGAACGTGATTGATGGAATGCTGAATCGTCGGATGCGCTCGCACGCCGCCTGCCCATTCAGGTTCATGGACGTGGAGGATAGAATCGGCAGGCATGTCGCGGGATTTGCCGTTGTCCTCGATCACCCGATAGAAAAGCGGAGCGCCGAAAGGATCCAGTCCCACGCCATCCACGGTTTCTTGAGAGCCGTATAAATCGCCGATGCGGTGGCTTTCGAGTAACTGGATGCGTGGTTCTCCGTCGCGGTCGCGGGTCTTGTGGATGAAATACTCGCCGTCGATGTCCATGCCCCGGCAGACAAGCGCCTGGCATTCCTCAAACGAAAATCGTCGGGTGATTTCGCAGCGGGCCGACCAGAGTGCGAAATATGCCTCGGCAGCACGGTTCCACTCTGGTTCCGGTGATTGAGCCTGCACGCGGATGCCGTCACCGGTCGAGTAAATCGCCATGTTGGCGACCAGCTCACGCACGAACCCCGAGTTCTTGTGCATGTATCGCGACTTGCGAACCAGTTCGGTGCGCACCGAAGAAGTGAGTTCATTGCGCGAGTCGGTTGGTGCTGCCCCAGGCACGCTGCCACGGCGCGGCGACCAGTTGGCGGCCTCAAACGGCGAACCCCATGCTTTCGGAACAAGCACGGGAGGCAGAAAGAGACGGGCGATAGATTGGAGGCGGTTCATTTCGGCAGGTATCCTGAAACTTGCGACACGGCGACGGTGCGGGGACGGCCGTAGGTGGCTGGATCGAGCACTCGGAGTGCATGGGCGCATTCCTCAAGCACCTGATCGACCGGCATGGTGAACTGCTTGGAAGCCGAGCTACCACTGTCGGTCCAGTTCATGAGCGTCTTGCCCTCGATCAGGAATTCCTTCGCTCGCTGCTGAATGGCGAGCACCTCGGAAATTGTGAAGCCGGTGATGAAGAGTCCGCGAGCCATGCACGGCGTCGGGTGTCAACGGATCATGCCCAGTTCCATTTGCCTTCCTTCACGCGTTTGCGGGCTTCGGCCAGCGTGCAATCGGTTTTGATCTGGATGTGCGGTGTGTCTTGAAAGCTCGTCCAACGACCGCCCCATTCCAGTCCGAGTGATTCAGCGATTTTGCCGCAGCGTGCCATCAGGGGACTATCCCACAATGGTTGGCCCTTGGTATCGAAGACGACGAAGTCCCATGCCACGGCGAAGTTGTGCCAGGAATAACCAGGACGGGCGTTGGTCACTTTTGGCCCCTTGGTCGTGCGGCCTTTGGCATAAAGCTCGGCCTGCTCTTGATAGGTCCGGTTGCCGCAGATGATCTTGACGTTGATACCTGCCTCCAGACAGGCGAGCAACCACTCACGGGCCTTTCGTTGCGCGTTAGGGGTGAGCGTAGCGATGTTCGCGGCGGAGCGAGAGTCGATTGTCATGGCTCACTTGGAGGTGCGGGGTTCCACGATGATTTCAAAGCGGCCGTTCGGGTGGACCCGGATGATGCCGTCCTTGCTGGTGAACTCACCCTGAATTGGGGGCGGATTGGTGCAGGAGACCAGGCACAGGGCGGTGAGGGAGATCAGAGTTTTCATGGCTCCTCCTCGGGGGTGTCAACTGGTGCGATTGCTTCCCGGCCCACGATCTTGAGCATGGTGGCGGCAGCGACCTGTTCCGCTTCGCAGTCGTAGTAATGGTTAGGCCGTGAACCGATCTGCTCATACAACCACTTGCCGTTTTTCTTGATCCGGTGCTCGCTTTCCATCTGCGCGAGATAGTCATCGTCGATGTCGTCGGGCACTTCCCAGACCGGGCCGTCGTCCGGGTTCTGATTCCGGCGCAAGCGGGCGAGCGTGTCCTTGATGTTGAGGTTGGACCAATAGAACACGGAGCATGATTGACCCCGGCTTAACACCACCTTGCGGCGAGGGGAATAGAATCGCTCCACCGACTTCCGGCCTTTGACCTTGTGGGTGAACGTCGCCCGTTTGTCACCCATGAGTGCAGTCCATCCATGTGCCGCGCACTCGCGATAGACGTCATAGGTGGCGTGGCCCGCGTCGATGAATACCAGGTTCGGATGGATGCCGAAGCGCTCTTGCACGGTTTGAACGTCGGTGAAGGTCAGGATCCGTTCGTTCCAAATCAGTCGGCTTGATCCGTCCTCGGCCCATGCGCGGACAACGAGGAACAAGTGATCCATCTGGCAATCGACCGTGAGGATGCGGAGAGGACATGCGCAAGGTTCGCCGGCCGGGACCAGTCGGCCCTGAGCATCGACGCCCGCCTCGCCATCCCAGGTTTCACCTTTGAGGTAGCCGCCCGGGACGATGTCGAGTTTGTAGTCCTCCAGATATTCACGCCACGCGAGGGCGAGACGCTTTTGATAGAACTGCTGGATCAAACTCACGTCGCCTTTGCGGGCGGCGGCCTTGGCGCGGAGATAGAGTTCGGCCAGACGGCCCCAGCTCATCGCACACATGGCGTTCCAATGGAATCCGGCGTTTTCCTTTGGTGCGTTCGGGTTGGTGACGACGTAGCGACCCGTTAGATTAAGCTCGCGGCGGGTGCGGTCACTGTCCTCAAAGTAGTGGTTGCAGGACGCGCAACGCATCGAGGTAGTGTCGCGGACCTTCTGGAAATCCCACTCGCCGGATTCGTCGCGGGCGTCCTTGCTCCATTCAACCTGCTCCCATTTGAAGGGCTGGCGCTGGTGGCATTGCGGGCATGTGAATGTCCACACCCGCATGTCGGTGGTTTCGTGTTTGCGGTGGGTATCGTCGTCATCCTCGCCGCCCTGACTCATGAACAGGCACTTGCCCAGCCAACCGAACGCGGTGACACGGGCTTCGGCTTCCGCCATATGGCCGATGGGCCAACGCCATGTTTCGTCCCCGATGAGCCAACGGATCGAACGCCGCTGGAGGTTGGTTTTGTTGTGCGCACCTAGCACCCAAAGCGTCATGCCATTGGCGAAATGCACGGTGGCGAGTCGCTTCTTGTGGCGGTTGGCCGGGTAGAGGGCTTTCACCGGCCCGCATTCGTCGAAGAGTTTTTGGAGACGGCTTTCGCTTTGGTCCTTGGCGTCGTCGTCAGTTTGGTCGAGCCACAACGTCGGGCCTGGATGGTTGGCAATGATGTGGGCGAGGCCAAGTTCGCCGACGCTGGTTTTGCCGCTTTGGATCGCCGCGATGATGCTCACCAGGCGGATCTTCGGATCGACCAAGGCTTCCATCGGTTCGCGCATCCATGGCGAGTTGCCCGAGCGGAACCGTCCGGGGATGGGGGAATACGGGATCGAGGTGATGTGTTCCTCACACCACGCCCACGGCGGACGACGATCCGGTGGACGCCAGGCATTTCGCCAGATGCGTTCGAGTTTCCTGCGTGCTGGCTCGACGGTTTTCATTCGCCCTCATGCAGGATCGTCAACACTTCGTCGATGGCACGGCGGGCTTCCTCCTGAATGCCGGTGGCGTCCAGGCCCGACAGGATCGGCGGCAATTCCTGCTCGAATTTCTTTCGGAGCATCGACGTTGCCTGCGCCACGAACTCGGTCCATGCCTGTCGGACTTCCTCGACGGCCACATAGTCACCGCGCCGAATGCCGAGCCGCAGTTCCCGTTCCTCGACCTCCGCTAACAACTTGCGTGCTTTGAGTGATGATTCGATGTCACCCGGCTGTTCAATCTCGCCGCCCTTGAGATCATTGCGACGCATGAACTCCCGCCACGCGGCCACGTCATGCAGTCCATTGGCGGATGGTTTCGGTGCGTCCTTGCGCTTCTTCCAGGTATTGAGCGACTGGCGGGTGATTCCCAGGATGGCGGCCAGTTCGACATAGCTCGGGGCGGTGGTTGGCGCGGCCCCTGTGCCGGTGGCCAGCGTTTGCAGCATGGCACGTTCGGCACGGGTCAGCTTGCCGCCCTTCTGGACGCGACCAACCAGATTGGCGAAGTCGCGGGAAAGCAGCTTTTTTGCAATGTCGGGTGATACGGCTTCCATCCGCAGGTTGCGGATACGTCAACCGTGCATCACTTGCGCCCGCGCTTGGGTCGGATGATTTCCAGCATCGCTTGAAGTCCGAAACCCTGCGGCATCGCCCGTTCCTGTTCCCAGTTCTCCAGGCTGCGTTTTGAGACCTTCAATATCACTGCGGCGTCGCGCTGGCTGTAACCGTTGCGGTCCCTCCATTTGCGGAGCAGTTGGGCGAAGGTGGCGTGATC